ATCACGCAGGAGTTGAAGACGTGCTCAAAGACATCTTTCCCCAAGTGAGCGGTGAAAAAGTCAAGGGTCGCGTCGTTCGTCCCATAGATCTCATGCAGATTGATCCCCTCTGACGGGTCGTCAGCGGTAAAGCCATATCCCTTCAGTGCCATCTGCAGCATGAAGCCGATGGTTTCGATATCGAAGTCATAAGATACCCCGCCTGACGGCGAATAATATCCCGGACGCTTCCTGAGGGTGCTGCGCCCCATGCTTCCCCGGACTGCGATCTCAGGGTTGTTCGGCGAATCCAGTGTCGTAGACGCGATATCGACGTGCGCCGACGCATCGACAGCAGTCCCGAAGGTTGCTTCGCGTCCGAATCCAAAATAACGTAATACGTTAACCATGATTTTTTACCTCATTGTCTGAAATTTGATCCTGACTTCCGCCAGTGCTCCGAAGTGCTGACCTTCATTGTCAAAGGGTGACGTCGGTTCGAATCGCCCTGACACGATGTCACGGACGTATCCAAGCCCGAGCGGACTGTTTGCGAGCACGACGGATCGCGCCCTTGTTGCCAGCGATCCAGCCAGCGCAGATCCAGCCGCAGGGTCGCCTGACTTCACGACGCTGATCAGTGCGATCGAGAGGTTGAAGGTTTCCAGTTTCCCGCCTGTGTGCGCCTCATCATCGACCCGCTCCGGGAAGGCATAGACGCAAGGGACTTTTTGCCGACCCCGTGCACGGTCGCCCCGGATGATCTCTTCGACGACTTCAAGCAGCCCGTCCTCTGCGGTCGCGGTTTCAAGCACTCCGACGACCCCGGCGACGATCCCTTCATACGCGGTATAAAACGGCGTGAACGTCATAAGACCAGATCCCTCATCGCGATCTTCCAGCATTCAGCGATCCGAGGTTCGACAGCGTCGATCGCCCTGTCAACGAATGGATTCGGCTTGATCCCCTTCTGCCAGATTTTCCGCCATACAGCGCCCGCAGGAAGCCCGTGTCGTTTCGCCCATCGTGCGATCGGTTCAAATGGTGGCGCGTGCCCGGGCTTTCGCCCTTCCTGCACGGCTTCGGCGTAATCGGCATTCGAGGAAGTCACATACTGATCGTCTGATATCTTCCGCAGATTGTTGAACGATCCAGCCAGCCGACCCGTGTCGACCGGCGCTTCTTTCTGCAGGTTCGCATTCAGATCAAGCCCGATCAATTCAAGACAGTGCGACTTTGCCCGCCGGTATTTCTGCGCCGTCAGTGCGATCCCATCGTCGTGAATCTCGATCTGCCATTGAATCATAAGTCATCTGAAAGATCCGGGACATACAGCCGGATACTTGATCCGAGCGGTCGCGAAAACATCCGGAGATCCCGTTTTATCGCCCGGGTCAGAATGGAGTCGTCTGTCATCTTTACAGCGAAGTCCCCGATCTTGATGATCGGCGTATCCCTGCGAACGACAGCCTGCGCGATCATGTTTGCGACCAGCCGCTTCGCGATGTTGTTAATCCCTGCCGGGATCGTCAGTTCGGTCAGCCAGCTCTGCCTGCGGTCGCGGTCGATTAAGTCAGCGGCTTCTTCCAGCCATTCAGTCAAAAGAGCGGTCAGCAGTTCGTCGGCAGTGTCCTCTTCTGTTGCTTCGATTCCGAGGTCTTCAGGACGGACGCCAGTATAAGCGATCACGTCTGCCGGTGAGCTGTAGTAAGTTGCCATTATTCATCTCTGGTAGTCCGAAGGCTGCGCCCTGACCGCTTCCCTGCCGTCTTCTGTGGCTTCTTCACAGGTGCAGGCTTATCATCGGTCGGCTCACTGTCGCCCGCTTTCTCTGACACGGTGTCAGCCGCCTGCGGCTCCGGTGCGCCCACCTGTTCCACGATCATTTTCACGGACAGCGCGGCGCAGGCTTCGATCTCTGCGAAGCGTTTCGGCTTCACGTCGATGACGCATTCAGAATAAGGGGGAAAGATATAGCCCCCCCTCATCATCGCGGCGCCCGTGTCGTTTTTGACCCGTGCCTTAATCTGATTCATCAGATCCACCTATTCAAGCAGCGGGACGCGGGACTTCGATGAATGCCACTACTGCGGCGTTTTCATCCTCATAATTGACGTCCGCTTCGAGAGTCATGACGTAATCTGTCCTGCGGGACACGGCGACACGGGACGGTTCGATCGTGATGTCGTGGAAGACGCCCCACACCATGTTATCAGGGTGCTGCAGCATGGCGACGTCGCCCCAAGTCCCGGCGCTGCTGTTGTAATCAGTGCTGCGCTCCAGCATCGGCGTATACACGACAGGAATGCCCTTGAAATACAGAGGCGCGTTTCCGGTCTGTGCTGCATCTCCGAGGTTGGTCTGGCGTGCGCGAAGGATGTCGCGGTATCCGTCATAGACGTCCCAAGTGACATACAGGCGCCACTCTGTCGGGTTCTGAAGATACTGCTTCGGAAGTGCCTGAAGCATGGCGTTGAACATGTCTTCAATGTAAGTCGTCTTTCCGGTGTAGAATTGCGGGATCGCGTCGACCTGCACGACTGCCTGAAGTGCTGCGTGATCGTATGCGAAGGGTTCCGTGAAGGTGATCACATCAGTCGAATCATTGACGGATGCGACGGTCATGAATTCCAGATACGGAGATCCGGCGATTCCGACACGCAGGAAGTCCCCGGCTTCGATCCCGGACAGGTCGGTCGCGGTCGCGGTCAGAGTGGTGCCCCCTGCGGATACAGAGGTCGCGGTCTTGATGGTAGTTGACAGCCCTGACGATGTGTCGCCATAGGTTCCATACACCTTCTGACCGGCAGTCTTGATCCATCCGTCGGTGAGGCAGAGGAAAGCATAGGTCGTCGTATTCAGCGAAAGGTTCGCGAGCAGCCCCCACTCTTCGAGGTCACGACCTGCAGCCTCTCCGAAGAGTTCGATCAGTGTGTTCTCGAAGTCGCCCTTCTCAATATTCCGGCGAAGGGTCGCGTCATTGATCCCACATACTGCCTGAAGCTCACGCGCCACAAGCTTGTTTGTGGCGATCGTCGGCGCAGTATAGTCGCCGGACGACAGCGCGGTCACAGCCTGCACTGCGGTCTTTGCCTGTGATGCGAGAGCGCCCCCGCTTGAAAGGATGCGACCAGTGAAGCCGATCCGGTCGATGTCGACGACCTGCGATTCCATCGGGATATAACGCGCATCCTTCAGGATCGTGGTCTTGTGCTGCATCTGGCGGACGAATTTGTCGAATTTCTCCGGCTGCAGGACAGCAGATCCAAGAGTCGATACAGTAGTCAGCCCCTTAAAGGCGCCGTCCAGTTTTGTGAGAAGATCATCGTTAGAAGTCATGTGATTCACTCCTTAATTGAGCGCCCGAAAGAATCCCGGGATCGCCCCTTTTCTGCGATCGGTGCTCCGGCGTCCCCGGCTCCATCCTGTCCGGTCAGTGCCTTCGACTGCGCGGACTTCCGGGACAGTGCCTTCGACACAGTGTCAACGAAGTCGGCTTTGAATGACTCAATGTCAGACTTCAGCGCATCGAGCGCTTCCTTTGTGATCGCTTCCTCTTCCTTCCCCTTGATGGAAGATTCAAGTCCGGTTATCTGTTCCACGACGGGATCGATCGCAGACTTCACAGCGTCAGCGATCTTCTGATCGACGTCGCCCTGCTTCTCTGCGAATGCGGTTATCTCCGCGCTGATCGCGTCCTTTACAATCTGTTTGATCTCTTCTGCATCCATAGTATCACCTGATTCGGTGCTTTTTGCTCCGCGCTCATTCTCTGCGGACTCCAGCAGCGTCATAAGCGCCGTCGACAGTTCCTTCAGCTTTGCATAAGTCACATCGGAAAAACGACGACCGGCTTTTTCTGTGACGGTCTGGCGGTCTGATGGCGGTTCATGCGTAATAGACGACCATAATCTTTTGATCGGTGACTCCTGTTTCTTCGCCTCATCAGTCGCAGACTTCAGCGCGAAGAATTTCGCCTTCGGGACAGCAGGCATGTCGACGATCGACACGAATGGAGCGATCCAGTCATCACCA